GGCAAACATTTAGCGACGGCTGATCTTGATTTTCCATTTTGGAAATGAACGAAGCCTTGTAAATGAGGCGTGCCACATGCTCCTCGTTCGATTCCATAGATGATGTACTCGCATTCGATTCCTGAGACGCGTAGAAGATCGTCGGACTTGAAGTTGTTGAGTGTGAAGATCCAGCTTCTTCCTCGGAACGACATATTAAACACTCACACGTACTTTTGACGTGTGGGAATTTGCAATCACAACGTAACATTTGTTGGAATAATATGGACCAGATCTTACAATCTAAATGGAGCCCCCGTAGCGTAGCGTAGGGTGGCGAGCGTCCCGGAGCGAAGCGTAGGTAGCGCAAAAACAGCGAGCGTAGCGAGTGGTCACCAAACAGGAGCGGAGCGACTGTCTAGTTTGTAGTAAAATTGATTATGGCTTTAGCCCAGGGGGGAAGCGAAGCGCGGAACGAAGTTCCATTATTACCCCCCTGGGCTGTGTAGTGCAGCCCATACAAAAGATAGTCAATAAGCATAATTGCACATTCCAGTGAATACTGGGATATAATTGGCTATCGTTTGTTAAATTTATAGTTTATGATTGGACAAAATAATATAGAATGTTGAAGTTCAACTACACATGATATATGATTTAGTGTAAGTGTAAGTTGAAGTTGAACTTATGATAGTGGATCATTTCGCAATCTAGTTTGAAGTACGTAATCAGATGGCTTACAAACGTGTTGTTCGACGTGGCGTTCGACGTTATCAACGGCGTTCTGGATATACTAGACAACGTCCGTATAAACGTCGTACTGTTGCTAAACGTACGCGTAAAAGTCGAAGTAGTTGTTCGTGTCCTGCTGAAATGACTCCTGGGTCTAAGTTTATTTTAGCACAATTAGATCCATTTGACGGTCAAGTCAATGGTGCTAAAATTCCTGATAGTAATACAATGCCAAGTATTGCGAATGCAGATATTGACATTGTAAACTTATCTTCGACCGCAGTTGCAACTGATTTAAGCGGAATGGCTTTTCGCCCTGGTTATACATGGGCGACTGTTCTTGCCACTTCTGGTGCAAATTTGAGTTGGCCTGCGGCATGGGGCGGCGTTACTAACCGTTCGAAACGAAATGCTTATCAAGCGGCAATTGAGCTTTATAGACCCGTAGCTCATGCTATTCGGGTTAGTTCGCCTCTTGCACCAACAACTGCTTCTGGGTTTGTTCATCTGGGTTTAGCACATGAAACCACATTGAATGAAACAACCTGGACATTTCCTACCACTATTGCTCAGATGTCAGGATTGCAGTTTTATAAACGCATAACAATTGCTAGTTTAACGCAATCACCAGTGACTGTGATTAATAAGTGGTTAGATGATACAGCGTTTCGATATTCAGCGGCTGGTACCACGGGAGTTGAAAATGCTGTTCAGGCTAGTTTTCAAACTGATTTGAGCTGGGCAACAATTGTTATTATGATTGAAGGTTCTCCTGTATCTAGTACGGTGTTGAGTATCGAACATAATTTGTTGACTGAAGGTTTACCAAAGAAGGATGGTGTTATTATTGGAACCACCGCTGCCTCAAATAATCCTGCTGTTCTTCAAGCTGTCGGTGAAATGGCGACGACTCAAGAACCATTCCATACTGAAGCCGAACAACAGTCATATATCAATCGTGGTGTATCAGCTGTTGCGCAAGGCGCTGCTGCTGCGGGTGAGAATGCATTTAATTCTGTTGCGGTGCCGTTGTTGCAAAGGTTCGGCCAGTATGCGACAGGTGCTGCTATGAACTATGCTGCTATGTCCATTGCTGGACGTGGCGGTATAGCTGGTGTGAATAGTAATTCTAACCGATTAATGGTGAATTAAATAGGTGAGACGACGACTTTGTCAGTAGCGAACCGGGCAATGTTGCGTGGTGTTACACGTGGAGAAGCTCGAGTTGGTCCCAAGGAGAGATCTTCTGCAGAAATGTTGGCTCAAATTCGTGCTGCCGTTAGGGCGCGTGGTGGTAGAGCATCGCGTCAGCAACAAGTTAATGCGAACCGTCAACCCGGTAGATGGCCGGAAGAACGAATTGATCAACAGATGTTGACTGATGTAGGAGATTCGTTATATATGCATGATGATTTGTAAAGTAAAAGTAAATTTAAGTGGATTACCCCGAATGTAGATTTATTATTGAGTTAAATCTACGATATCTTCAGTTGTTTCGAAAGTACCCGTGATTGCGCGGATTCTCGCATCGTACATGCGATGAATAGCTTTATTTTCATGACATATACGTGACAATAGGTCCAGTAGATTATCGCGTTCGTCTAGTGCTTCGGTGAGGTGAGCACGAGCGGTGTCGAGTAGGTATCCACGTTCGTTATAAACGGTGTTGAATTCATCAACACGGTTCCAAGCTGTTCGACAATATTGTTCCCACAGACTGAGTTCCACGTTGAGACGTTCGTTCTCTTCTTGAAGGTGGTTGAGTCGCTCGCTCCAGTTGACGAGGAGTATAGACTGCAATCTTCCCATGTCGGGTTCGCTTAGTCGACTCATACGTTGTTGGTGATCCATTGTGCGGGGGTGGGGTAAAATGGATAATGAAGCTTTGCGAAGAAAAATATTTAAACACCGTGAATTTATTCCCGAAGGAGGTAGTGTAATATTTTTTAAGTCAAATATTCATTATCCAATTTACCCCACCCCCGCATGATGGATCCCTACAATCTATGAGTCACTAAGCAACCCATTGAGGAAGTTGCTCATCTCCAAGTCTTCTGACGCGGCGCTCATCACCTCTTGAGAGAAACGACTGTCGATTGTGCGTGTTTGTGGTGACGATGTTTCACTTGATTGGACGTCATTGGCTAGTTCAACACCGTTTTGAACGACGCTGGTTTGAAGAGTATTGCTCGTGTTTACCATACACGTTGTAATAGACTGAGACGCATTTTCTCGAGCCTTTTGTTCGTCTGTAGGAAAATGTAGCTCATGAAATCGTCTGAAGAGCGGATCGCGATCTTGATGATTCTCGAAACACTCGGATATTGTGTAGTTTGACAAAACAATAATCTTTATCGGGCGTAATTTGCATAAAGTTCCACCTTTAATTTGCCCTGGAAATGGATATCTATCCGCCCAAATTTTCAACTGGGAGCCGGAAACTTCGTTTTTCGGAGACCATTCTTCAATGATAACAACATCTTGGTTATCATAACCATCCCACCATTTATTTAATTGTTTTTGATAATGATCAGGGTAAATCTCCCAAGCTAGTCTTGATTTACCCGTTCCGGTTTTACCCACCCACCATTCGTGTTGTAATTCTCCGTCGAGGATTACTGGCTCCCGCACCCGCATTGAAATGAGTTGATTACGTCTTGTAATCCACAAATGCGGATGGTTAAACTCGATCCATTCGAATTCACCTTGTTTTGCTTTTGAAATAATACATCTGTATTTTTCTTGTGCTTTTTTAATAGAGGAAGCTCGTTGCTCGGTTGCATCGATTGGTTTTGTTCCGCGTTCGGTGAACAAACCGTCCTTTTTGCAGTAGTTGATGGCCTCGTCAACTGTTCCTCTTCTTTTTTCAAGGTATGCTCTTGGCAAACATTTAGCGACGGCTGATCTTGATTTTCCATTTTGGAAATGAACGAAGCCTTGTAAATGAGGCGTGCCACATGCTCCTCGTTCGATTCCATAGATGATGTACTCGCATTCGATTC